AAGCAGAGCGCCTGGAGCTATATTGGCTGACGCTGCGAATTTATCCCTTGGTCGATCTTCGAAGTGCGTTTCTAAAGCTACTGCGAACGTGCAAGTTTATGCCAACACCAGCGGAGATAGATTCGGTTGTTCAGAATGAAGGCTATGATCGCAGACGCAAGATCAATCGCGCCAAGCATCTTTTGATGATTCACTATCGAGATTATGAGCCACCCCAGGAATATGTCACAGCCCTAGAGCTTGAAGATTTAAGAAAGAATCTGGAAATTGGCACAGCTCACAAATAGCGCAGCTACCAGCTTGATGTGCGACCTAGCTAAGTATCAGTCAGGGAGTATATCACTGAATGATATACGCCAGAACTGGGCAAATGGTAAGTATGCTGGAGCGCCAAGAGAATGGGCCATTGCTGCGATTGACCACGCAAAACGGCAAAAATCGTAATTAATTGAACAATGCGCTTTACATATAAAATCACCAAGTTTATGAGAGTGCATCAGCAAGGGGATTTTCCCCGCCAACATGGAGACTGATTATGAGATACGACATTTCACAAACCGAAGTTCAAGCCCTTACAGGTTTATGCCGCGACACTCTGGCAATGTATTTCCTTTCGCCCAATCAAGTTTTTAAGATTTTGCCAACCATCGACGGACGGACGCTTGAGGTTAAGCGCCCTTGGCATAGCGATGAGGAAATGCGCGGTACGTTTATTGAGGAGGACGTATGACACCAGCAATCATCATCAAGAGCAGCTACGAACCTTTCAGCTTCAAGCCGTTGCTTGACCAGCGTGAAACCATTGAAGCTAAGGACAACGACAGCTTGTTCGCTCTGTTTTTCCGCGAATACCATAACCGCTACAAGTACCATAACAGCATTAGCTACACGTTTGTTGATCCTGACCTGCGTCAAAGTTATTTAGATTGGCTCAGTGACATCAACAATTATGCTAACAATGGCGGCGACACTTGGTGAAAGGAATTTAGACAATGATATTAACAGCACACAATCAAAAATCCTGGATTAAAACAATATGGACCGCCTTAGAAATGGTCAGAGAGGATTGTATACCAGAGGGTGACTCAATGTATGACGATCAGTGGGGAGATATTTGCACCGCAATGGCATGGATAAGCGAAGCCCTGAACATCCACACGACGGAATCAGAGGATGAGTTTACATGACGCCAAGAGGCCGTAACTTAGCAGAGATTGATGCTATTGCAGAAATGTATGATTACACACTTGCAGATATTTTAGGCAAACAAAAAAACAGAACCTTGGTCAAAGTAAGGCGCAAATGCGTTGTTATGTTGAGAGACAAAGGCTATTCTACGACAGAGATAGGACGTATTATGCAGCGTGACCATAGCACCATCTGCCATGCATTGAATATGTATGTAGTGAAAGGCGAAAGCGATGACACCAGCAAAGCTTAAACTAGCTAGAGTAGCTATGGGCTACAGTGTAACAGAGATGGCTGACGCTTTACGCCTATCACCAGACAACGGCGCAACAAGCATACGCAAGATGGAATCTGGCAAGGTCAGGATCAGTGGGCCTATAATGGTTGCAGTCGATGCAATGCTAAAGGGCTATGACCCGTTCGGTGATGATTATGACGCAGAATAGGTCTAGTGCTGTAATGCAGCAACGGTCTGAGCCTCACGATAGCTTAGATGACTTCCCAACCCCACCTTGGGCAACTAGGGCATTATGTGAATGGCTGCGTGATAATCAAGATGAACCACTGCACGCAATGACTGTTAGAGAGCCAGCAGCAAACCGTGGTCATATGGTCAAGCCACTATCTGAATACTTTGCTCACGTTGAACCATCAGATGTTCACGATTATGGCGTTGGTTATCCTGTTGCTGACTATTTGTGGGGGCCGTTGCCTGAAATGCACGATTGGACAATAACGAATCCACCGTTTCGCTTGGCGGAGCAATTTATACAACGGGCATTAGAGAGCAGCATGGAAGGCGTTGCTGTCATTGTCCGTAGCGCATTTCTTGAAGGCAAGGCGCGATTCGAAAACCTATTTAGCCACACGCCACCAGCGTATGTTCTGCAATTCGTGGAGCGTGCGCCAATGTGCAAGGGCAAGATTGACCCGAATGTATCAAGCGCAACTTCCTATAGCTGGCTTATATGGTTTCCAGCACTAGATGACGTTGACACAAGATTGCGATGGATAGCGCCATGCCGTAAGCGCCTAGAGCGTGCATCTGATTATGAGGTGCAATATGATTGATAATGGTGAAGGCTCTAACTGGAAGTCTGCACTTGAGCCAGACAATCGCAGCTTAAAATTTTACACAACAGAAGAACTTAACGCTCCGTTTGTGCTGGAAGCAATTCAACGCTGGTACGGATGCACAATGGGTGAGGCGCTTATAAAGCGCAACGAAGAATTAGCCTCTCGTACACAGGCATCTGAACATGGATAGTCCCAGCAGCTACCAGATCGGCGGAGATCATTACGCATCAAAGTCAGTGCAGCCTTGGGAAGCAATGGAGTCTTGGATGTCGCCAGAAGCTTTCTCAGGTTATTTGCAGGGTAATTGCATAAAGTATTTATCTCGCTATCGTGACAAGAACGGCATTGAGGATCTAAAGAAAGCGCAGCATTACCTTGCTAAACTGTGCGACCATGAAAGCGAAAGAAATGATCGACGCACCTAAGATTGAGCAGCGCAGTGTTGCGGATCTAATTCCGTATGCAGCCAACAGCAGAACGCATAGCGATGCACAGATAGCGCAGATTGCGGCTAGCATTAAGGAATTTGGTTGGACAAACCCTATTCTAATTGATGGCGAAAATACAATTATTGCTGGGCATGGACGTTTACTAGCAGCAAGAAAGCTTGGAATGGAAGAAGTGCCAGCTATCATTCTTGATCATCTTAGCAAGTCACAACAACGCGCTCTAGTGATCGCAGATAACCAGCTTGCATTAAATGCAGGGTGGGATGCAGATTTATTAAAGATTGAGATTGAAGGATTACAATTAGACAATTTTGACATTAATCTTTTAGGTTTATCAGACGCAGAGCTTTCCGCTTTATTTCTTGAAAAAGAAGATGGAAAAACTGATGCTGACGAAGAATGGAAAGGAATGCCAGAGTTTGAAGATGAAGCTCCTTGCTTCAGAAAAGTTATTGTTAGTTTTGATACGCCTGATGACGTAGCCGAATTTTTCAGCATTATTGGTCAATCTGATACTGGAAAAACCAAATCAATTTGGTTTCCTGAAAAAGAGCGCCGCGATCTTGAATCTATGCGCTGGGCGGAAGATGAGCAATAATTATCCTCAGTTTCCTTTGTATATACCAAGCAAAGGGCGAAGTGAGTATATGATAACAAGCAAGGCGCTTACATTAATGGGCGTTGATCATTTCGTTGTTGTCGAACCTCAGCAAGTCGCTGATTACGAAAAAGCCGTAAGAGATATGAAATTGAGCGCAACAATTTTGCCGCTCGATATGACCTATAAAGATAAATATGAAACCTGCGATAATCTAGGATTGACAAAAAGCACAGGGCCAGGACCAGCACGAAACTTTGCATGGGATCATTCTATTGCAAATGGCCATAAATGGCACTGGGTAATGGATGATAATTTGCAATCGTTTATGCGAATGCACAAGAAAGCACGAATTAAAGTTCTATCTCCGTCATTTTGGAGGGCAATGGAAGATTTTGTATTGCGTTATAAAAACGTAGCAATGGCCGGCCCTAACTATAGTATGTTTGCTTTTGGAGCGAGTGCGCTTCCACCATTTATCACCAATACAAGAATTTACTCTTGCAATCTGATACGCAATGACACTGGGTTTAGATGGAGAGGGCGTTATAACGAAGATACTATTTTGTCGCTTGATATGCTGACATCGGGATGGTGCACAATTCAATTTAATGCGTTCTTGCAGGGAAAGATGGGAACGCAAGTTCTAAAGGGTGGCAATACGGCAGAATTTTATCATGCTGAAGGAAAAGTGCAAAGTGGGCAAAAGTATGCTGATACTGGAACATTAGCTAAGTCAAAAATGTTAGCTGATGTTTATCCTGAATACTGCACTGTTGTTCATAAGTTCAACAGAATCCATCACGATGTAAATTATCGCCCATTCAAAACGCAAAAACTCATAAGGCGCGATGATATTGTAATATCAAACACGCCGAATGAATATGGAATGAAGCTCAAAAAAGTTAAGCGTTCGTGATATGATCAGAACTACCCTTAGCAGTGACAGCATAGATCATAGTGCAGCCATCGCCAAATTGCGTGGCATATTCCTTAGCTGCATCAATGGTGTCAAACTGCATACGAGTGCGATTGCGAGGTACACGACCACGAATAGCGGTAAAGTAAAGTGCATTATCTAAGCAATATGTTTGGCGGCTATCTAAATTTGTCATGCTTTGGCTCCTTGTGTTATAAATGAATTAATCGTACCAAAACTAAAGTAAAGAGATTTTTTCAATGTCTGATTTGAAACTTACAGCAAAGCAAGAAGCATTCGCTCAGGCGATAGCTGATGGCATGGGCCAAGGTGATGCTTACAGAATGGCTTATGATGCTGAAGGAATGAAGGATAGCACGATTTATCCCAAGGCTTCTCGTATGTTGAGCGAGGGCAAGATCAGGGCAAGAGTCGACGAATTAAAATCTCTGGTGGTCGAAAAGCAACTATGGACACGCGAAATGTCTGTCAAAGGGTTGATACAAGCGTATCGGATTGCACAGGATGCAAAGACTTCCACAGGCATGACAGCGGCCGTAAAAGAGCTTAACGTCATGCACGGCTTTAATGAGCCTACGAAGCTTAGTATCACTGGCAGCATGATCCAGCGCATTCAACGCGAAGTGATTGATGACAACTCTGAAGATTAAAACACCGCGATGGTTCAAGCCATTCCTAAAGCCTAGCCGCTACAAGGGCGCTCATGGTGGTCGTGGATCGGGAAAGAGCCATGCCTTTGCGGAAATGGTTATCGAAGCGCATGTAATGGATCAGCGGCGCAGAACAGTCTGCGTGCGTGAAATACAGAAGTCCTTAGCGCAGTCCGTTAAGCGCTTGCTGGAACTAAAGATAGAGCAGCTTGGCGTTCAGGATTACTTCGAGATTCAAGAGACGCAGATTAAGTCCGTTTATGGCGATGGGCTAATCATCTTCCAGGGGATGCAGAACCACACGGCGGATTCCATCAAGTC